CTCCAAATCGCAATGTGCGGGTGCTCGGAGGTGCGAGGGGTTGAAAATAGGTTGACTTGGATGGTTGAGTATACTAAGATTGGAAAATGGGAGGAATAGAAAAAACAGCGAATTTGCTTTCACAATCAGCGTTTGCGAAGCTTTGCAAGGTTAGTGCAGAGGCTATCAGGAAGGCTTGTGCCGCCGGGAAAATAAATATCGTTGGAGAGGGGAGGAATAAAAAAATTGATTTGGATGGCTTGAATACGATCAGCTATCTGCATGATAAAAATTCACAACGCAATAAACCTAAAATCAAAGAAACCGTGGTATCTCCTCACAATGTCGAAAATTCCGCCAGGAAGATTGATGATGATTCGCGATCTGGATCAGTCGGCAATGTAGTTAATCTGATTGATGATGATACTGATTATCGAGATATTTCAGCATCTGATATTAAAAAACTGAAGGATTTAGAATCTGCAAAAAGATCAGCACAGGAACGAATGAAGATCCGTGGTGAGTTAATCGATAGAAAGCTTGTACGGATAGTTCTTGGCAGAATTTATACAATCGAAGTTAACGAGATTAAAGTTATAGCAGACAAGGCCCCTCCAAAAATCGCCGCTCTTTTCGAAGATGAATCCCCTGAAAAAATATTAGCGGTTAGTCAACTCTTATCAAGCGATTTCGCGAAATGTTTTGAGCATATTAAACATGTCGTGGATAAATTTATTACTGATATAGACGATCCGAAAGGGATTACGCACTATGTATCATAGTGATTTCGATTTCCTAAGAATTGAAAATTCCAAAAGACCAACTTCTCTCCCTCTTGAAAAAATTTCGTATTATGCTGAACAAAAGAGAATTCTACCGCCAGGGACCCCTTTTCCTGGATTATGGAACAATGAACATACTCCCTATGGCATAGAGATCATGGACAATATGAGTCCATGGAGTCCTATCCAACATACGGTCGTAATGAAAGGGCCGCAACTTGGGTTTACTGCCATTGCTGAAAATATTTTATGCTACTGGATGGATGAAAGCCCGGCGCCCATAATATTTATGTCAGCGACTGATGATCTGCTTGATGAATGGACATCGAAACGACTCGAGCCCGCGATCGATTCGTGTGGTTTCAGGGAAAAGATTTTCGCCCAGACGGAAAATACTAAAACGAGAAGAACCGGTGATAAAACAATGAGCAAGGATTTTATCGGCGGTTTTTTAATTATGTCGTCAGCACAATCTGCAGCAAAAATGCGTTCTAACTCCGTACGCATATTGATTAGAGATGAAGTTGACGGAGCGCCGGCAGAACTCAGAACGGGAGAGGGCAACTGGCTCGATGTTTCGTTTGCAAGGACTGATGCCTGGGATGCGCGGAAAAAAATCTTTGATTTTTCGACACCAACGACTTACCAGCGATCTGCAATAAATCCGGCTTATGAGTCCGGCGATAAACGCAGGTATTTTATCCCTTGTCCTATCTGCGGTAAAAAACAAACACTTGAAATGGGCTCTCAGGATTCGACATTCGGGCTTAAGGGTGATTACACGGCGGGGATACTGACAGAGGCATATTACATCTGTGATTATTGCCATGAAGCTTTTTTCAATCACCACAAAACCGAATTTTTGTTAAAGGGTCATTGGGAACCTACCGCTGTGAGTTCAGACCCGTTGATGAGATCCTATCAAATCGGCTCGCTTTATTCACCTGTGGGAATGTTATCCTGGAAAGATGCCGTCAAAAGATTCGATAAAGGGAGCAAAGATCCAAACAAGGCCCAGGCGGCAAGAAATCTGGTTCTCGGATTGCCCTTTAAAGAAACCGGAAGTCGCCCCAAATTCGAAAAAGTCATGGAGTTACGAGGTGATTATGAAGAAGGTACAATCCCAAAGGGTGTGCTTTATCTCACTGCCATGATTGACGTACAAATGGGAAGCAAAAAAGACGCGAATAATCCTCCACGACTCGAAATGGAAGTTTTGGGCGTCGGGTCTGGATATAGAACGTGGTCGATATTGTATGCCAGATTTGAAGGTGAGGTGACAGACGCTTTTGATGGGGCCTGGGAAAATTTAAACAAGTGGGCAAATGACGGGGGTTTGAATTTTCGAAGGGATGACGGTTTCGAATTCGATGTGAAAATAATTTTTGTTGATTGCGGATTGGGCATCAGTGATTATTTGCATGCCGTTTACGCATTTTGTGAACGCTGGAATAATACCTATCCATCCAAAGGTTTTGGTTTGATACAAAACAGAAAGGGAGAAAAAAAGGAAAATTCATCGGCCGGAAATATCAGGCGATATCGGGCAACGACAGTAAAATCATCAGGCAGTCAGATCATCTATGAAATCTCGACGCGGCTTTACAAAACGCGCATCTATAGGCATCTACAAACAGAACGTCAATTGACGGAACCACAAAAACCCGGGTTTTGCAATTTTCCGTCGGATAGATTTGAAGCATATTTTAAAATGTTGACGTCCGAAGAGAAGCTTTCAGATGGGTCATATGAAGCTGGCGGTAGGAGAAATGAAGCACTTGATTGCCGTGTCGGCTCTGTTTGTGCTGCAGATGTTTATCTTGATGCATTGGTTGAGGAAGAAAAGTTGATGGCGAAGCAATTGGGCGCTAATGCTGTGGAATTAGCGGCTATAAATAAAAAATGGATTATCACAAAACTTGAAAAATTAACGGCTTACAATTTACAGAGTGAATTAAATATTTGACATGCTCTTTTTTTTATTTTAATATTTCTGTAAACTTAATCTCAAAATGAAAGGAGTCTTATGAAAAATTCTAGAAGCAAAAGCATATTCGTACCACTTTTACTGTCATTGTTCTTTCTTGTGGCGTCACCATCCTGGGGTGAGCCTCCCGGCAAAATTGCGCAGGATATGACGATTTCCAATGCAGATATTTTGGAAAAGGAAATCGTTTGCAATGTCTTTGCAGACAATTTTGAAATGGTTTATCTGTATGATTCCCCAGGTGGATTCTTTGTAAAGAATGGGGAAATTTTAAAATTAACCTCCCTCACAGATGAAATAAAAGGAAAAACTTATAATACATCAGGTAAAATCCGGCCACCTGATCTATCTGCAGGAAAGAATCTAAATAATAACGTTATTACAAAAGAAATCGACTATGCTTTTAAACCTCAACGGAATGAAATCTTACTCTGTTAACTTCAATGCTGCGGCAATAATCCAGGAGGGCGGCATCTGCCCGCCCTCCTTTTTAAATATTTAACAGAAACCAATCAATGACATGTCTCTCATCTATAGTCAGGGCCGAAAAACAAGCCGAAATCGATAGGCTCGAAGCAAGACTCATCAGTCTAGAAGCAGCTCTCGATGGTGTTTTGGCCGGCGGCGGAATTTCTTCATACCGTTTTGACTCAGGTGAGGGTTCTCAACAGGTAAAATATTCAAGTACTACCGAATTAATCGAAGCTATCAATTTTACTCAATCCAGAATTAACAGACTAAAATCGGAATTACGGGGCACTGCAGTTTTCACGGGAAATTTAAGACGGCGGAGATAATGGCAGATAAGAAAAAGAAAAAAAAGAATGACTTTATAATAAACGAAATTACCTACAGGGTTTTTGGAATCCCTGTATTTAGCATAATCAGAACCGTTGATGAAGATCTTCTTTATAAAAAAATGGAGAACAGATTCGAGAATGCTATGTCAAGGGCGATAGATAAAAAATTATCGGGAATTAATAATGCTTGATAATCTGGCCTCAAAAATAGTCGATGTTGCCACGCGGCCTGTCGTGATAAATAATAGGCCGCAAAAAGGGGCTTATCATTCCGGCTATATTAATTCATCCAGGGGATCGGACGGTTCTAAATATCCCGGGGGTATATCGGGCTCCGGTAGTGGTATTGTATTTAATCACACTGTTTTGCGTCGTAATGGCAGAGTTGCTTATCACCAGACATCGCAGGCCCATGCTCTCGTCACACGCATGGCTGATACCGTTGCCGATGTGGGGCTGCGATGGGAGCCCACGCCTAATGTCCAGATTTTAGGAATCACGCCTGAAGAAGGGGAAGCCTGGGCCAGAAATGCAAAACCGCGCTTTGACTCATGGGCTAAAAGCAAGAAACAACACCGTTCCGGAACAATGACCTGGTATCAATCACAGCGCTTATATCAAGTATTCCAACATCGGGATAATGATATTTTTACGCGTCTTTATTATTCATCCGATAAAAATCTATTGAATCCTCTTCAATTCGAATCAATCGATCCGGACCAGATCAGGGGCGATGCTTTTACATCAACATCTGGTTTTCAGAGCTTCCATGACGGTATTTTACGAGATAGCCAGGGTCGCGAAAAAGCTTATCAAGTATGGATAAAAAACTCTGACGGTCAGTTTGAAGCTAAAACGATAAATGCCGACAGTTCGAATGGCTCGCGGCTTTTAATGCTTCATGGTTTCATGCCCGAATATGCCTTTCAGGGCCGTGGTCTTTCGAGGCTTGGAAATGATATCCAGGAGTTTCAAAAACTGACTGATTTAACTCTGGCTGAAATCCAAAAAGCAATTTTGCAGTCAAGTATATGGGGTTTTGTCAAGCCATCGGATAAAGAAGACGCCCATAATGTTTTCCAGGGGATGCTTACAAAGGGTGGGGCAGGGCCCGCGGCTGAACAGTTCGGAGCTGCTGCCGGGACAGAAGAGACCGGATGTGCTGACGATAATTTAGCCCCTTTACAGTGCTACGATATTCCCGAAGCAACATTTGACAAACCGGGTTTGTTTTTAACAAATCTTCCTGCCGGTCAGAGTATTGAAATGGTGAAAAACACGGCGCCCTCTTCTGAGTTTGACCGTTTTGTTGATTCATTTACATCGTATATCGCCAGTTCCAAAGGCATGCCCATCGAAGTTTTATTAATGAAGTTCGGGCAAAACTTTTCGGCCAGTCGTGGCGCCTTGCTGCTTTTCTGGCGAGTTGCGCAAATCTGGCGAGATGAAATGGCAGCGGATTATCTGAATCCCGTTGTTGAAATGTGGATGAGCGAGGAGATAGCTGCCGGGCGTATCTCTGCGCCGGGCTGGAGTGATCCGAGATTAAGAGCGGCATGGTTAAATAGTATGTGGGTTGGGCCTCCGGCGCCGGATATAGACCCCGGCAAAACGAGCAAAGCTCGTCTTAATAATATCGAGGCAGGTGTAACGACGATCAGTAAAGAGTCACGGAATCATAACGGGTCAGATGGCGATGCTAATAAAGCAACATTGAATCGCGAGCTTGATGGAATGGCAATCCCGCCATGGAGCAAGTCTTATGCAGGTAATAATCCTGTTGATAATGAGGGATTGCGAGAAGCAATCAGAGAAGCTATTACTGAAATGAAAGAGGAGGAAGAAGAAGAATGAGAATAAGAATAATAGCGTTGGTGGTGTTTTTATTTGTAATATTGTGGGCTGAATTGGGATCGGCAGCGTTGAATCAAAATTTTGTGCTTTTTAATAACGCCTCGTCATTAGGCCCAAGAGCTCCACAGATAGTAGCCCAGGCTTATGCCTTGTGGGTTTGTGATGTTACAATTACAGGCGGCCCGACAAATGTTAAAGTGCGTGTAGAAGGAAATGCCGGCGCCTCTATATTTGATCCCACAGGAATGGCAGAAGTGACTCTTGTAGGTCCGCAAATTGCTGCAGGCATAGCAACTATCGAAATAGCAAACCATAGAGTTAAAAAAATCCGGGGTAATTTGATAACATTGACAGGAGGCACGTCACCGACGGTCTCCCTGAATTGTGTGGGAGGTGATTAATGAAATCTTTTCTATCGGTTTTACTCCTCACTTTTGTATTGTCTGTCAATAGCCATGCATATGAAGTTTTTGGCGTTGATGGTATAAACGAACTTCATTCTAGTACGGGAGTTTGTGTTAATGGGCTCGGAGAAGATAGTTGCAGTATTTCGGTGAGTGCTGCTGATAATACAAAAATCGATGTTGAACATTGCTGTTTTTATGTTGAGGGGAAAAAATATTCTTTTGCGGCAATCACATCTTTTTCCCCTCAGTTCGATACTGGCAAAAGCAGGACATTTGTGGGCGTCACTATGAATGGCTATACATCGCAATCATCGAGGTGGACGGTTACACAAAAGCTGACGACAGTACCTTTGGCAAGATTGCAAAAAGGCCCTGGCTCAGCGATTACACTAATTAGAGATGATCGATATAAACTGAAAAAAAGGGAACATAATGACAGACTCTGGCGCGAGGAGGTTTTGGGCGCCCAATATGTCTCCGGTGGTGATATTTTTGCTAATTCGACGAGCGGGCTAATATTGGGTCAAAATGCTGGTGTAATGTATGATCGTCTTGGAAACCGGCATATATTACAAGCGTTTGAAAATCAAACAGCTATATTCCTGCATCTTTCGTCTAATGAAACCGACTGGGTTGGGCAAAAGAAACCATTAAGTGTTGATCTTTTAAATTATAATCCGGCAGGCTCCAGCCTAGTTCCCATGCTGGATAACAATAAATTCAAAGTGGATACCATACTTAAATCTCCCCGGCAATCGGGCAGATTGTTTCTAGTTTATGGCAATGTGGAATATTTAACAGCTGCTGAAGCAATTTCCGGCGCTTCTGAGCGATACGGCCTTTTTCTCAATCATGGATCGTCCGATCTGGTTCCCGTCGCCTTGATTGTACAGCAAAGAAATGTAACGGATGTAAATACTATCATTGATCGACGGCCTTGTTTTGTTTGCTAATCCATAATTAATGCAAATTAAGTAAATGCAAATTAAAACTAATATAATTGATTCATTTTTGAACGTCTCTTTGCCCACAGAAAATTACGGCATAACTCCATTTCGCGAATTGCAATATATTAGTCCAACTCAAATTAATATCGGTATAATAAAAGCAGATTTATCGGCTCTGAAAGGCACTGTGATTAGTGCGCGATTTGGCATACATATCAGTGGTGTTTTTGACGGACCTGCAACACTCGAGTGGTATGAGATTTTAAGAGATTGGGAGGTTGGAACTAAAAATGGTGAATCTGAAATTGGCGCAGTTTGTGGTCAATCATCAAAATTAGGCTCGACAGATTGGACTGTCGTTGGTGCGCGTGGTGATGGAACAGATAGAAATCCGATTCCAGACGGCAGTGCGCTATTTCCTCTTGTGGAAACAGAAGATTATTCAATACCGGTTTCAACTCCATTGGTTCAAAAGTGGATTGATAATCCCTTAACAAATAATGGATTATTGTTAATTCCAAAAGAAATACCTGGATTATCAGTTGCAATAATGCATGCAAGTGAAACAACTACTGGAAAGACTCCCTTTTTTTTAATGGATTTTATACCGGATAAAATTGAAAAAAAATTAAGTATTAAGCAAATAACATTGAATAGAAAATTAAAATTAACAACATAGGCAATATAATGGAATATGCATATCTTTCAAATGATAATAATATAGGAGTGCAATTTCTTATAAATGAAGTTCCCGAAGATATTTCTGAAGCCACCAAGATTTCTATAGAATTTTTTTCAAAAGAAAGCGATAGAATCAGAGGAGTTGATCCGGTTGCAGAATTTAATACTACAGATAATCCGACATTATTTGATCTTAGTGGATTAATAATTGGTCAGGTAGTATTTAAACCAGGTCCAAGCGACTTGGGTTTGAATGTGGGAACATATTATACCCGATGGCTTATTTATGACATTATGTATGCAGATGGTTTCATTTGGGGTAATGATCTTATTAAATATATCGTATCAAGATAATGGATAAAGATCAGTTAAAAGAGACCATGGAAGAAGTGATGGAGGAATCGAGAAGAAAATTCTGGGTTGATCCTGAAACGCATTTTCTGCATCACAACAGGATTGATGGTTGGATTAAAACGTTGGGATTGGTTAATAAAAGTATTCTCGTTTCTTTTTTGACCGGTCTCGTTGCCGGTTTAATCAGTATATTCTGGTTGGGTTTTGTGGCATATATGAAATTAAAGGGGCATAATTGATGTTAAGGCAAATTACGGATCTGGTGGGGCCGGCACAGGGGGCTTATCACGCTGCAAAAAAGGAGTGCCAGGAGTCAGGACTCGTTATCGTTGAGACTTGTATTAAACGGAGTCCTTTAGAGCATATAGCTCTTTACGCTCAAGGACGCAGGCCTTATAATGAAGTTTGCAGATTAAGAACATCAGCGGGGCTCTGGCTTATCGATGCATTTACGGCTAACAGGAAAGTTTCCTGGACTTTCCAGAGTAAGCATATTGCTGAATACTGTTTTCCGAAAAACCATAAATATTACGGAAAAGTACTGGCAGTCGATTTTTGCATCAAACACCATGCAGATAGACGGCCCCGTCAAAATTGGAATATTAAACTGACAGTCAATGACGATGAAGTGCATGATTATAACAAGGCTGGAGAAATATTTGAAAAATATGGGTTTATTTGGGGTGGAAAGCTCGAAATACCGGACAGGTTGCATATTGAGTGGTCTGTGAATAAATTATGAGGTAATTATGGATATATGGCAGTTTCTCGATGGCAAAAAAACGGTTATAGCGGCAATACTCAAGGCCAGTGCAGACATATTAACATCTGTCGGACAGCCCGAAATAGCAACGTTGGTTGATAATATCGGTAATGCCTTGTTGGTATTCGGATTGACGCACAAAGGGGTTAAGGTTGTTAACAAATAAAAAAGAAAAGGGGTTAAAAATGAATTATCTGATAACGGTTCTTTTAGTGTTTTTAATGATTAATCTTTCTGCATGCAGTCTTTTTAATGATCTTCCATCGGTTGAGGACGTCCAAAAAACGGTCAAACAAGTTGAGGCGAATTTGACGATTGCCGATTTCGCCAATGGGCAGCTTTTTTCAGCCGGCATTATTGATGCAGAACAAAGTGAAGAGAACGAAAAAGCGATTGACAGGATAAGAGGTAATTTAAAAGGCGTTAAAATGCTCCTGTCGCTTCAAAAAGAAACGGAAGCTAATAATATATTGGAAGAAATACAAAGAGAACTGGATGATCTGAATAGTGCCTCCTCCCGGCAATAGCCGGGTCTCCTTTATCTGCTTCCACCTCCCGACGGGTGGTGGAAGCAGACTTTTTAAATTAAATCGTTTATTTGTTGCATGGCATATATACAATAGGTGAGATGTGTGGATAAGTGGATAAGTGTTGATGATAGAAACGGACGCAGACATATTGGTGATGCCATATATTTTAGCGGTGATGTTTGCTGGGCTGCGGTGTCTATAGAATCCCGTAAACTCTGGAATCATAGCAAAGAATATTACATTGATTGTGGCAATGATTGGGATAGATGGGAAGGGCAGGGCCCTTGCCGATTTTATCAGGTTACGCATTGGATGGAATTACCAGGTAGTCCAGCGCATTGTCAACCTAATAAAGGAGTTGCATAATTACTTTTGTATAAAATCAAGGAGTGACCAATGTTTTTAGACTTTTTACTAAGGCCAATACTTGACAAAAATACCTTAATTGGTGGAGCAGTTGATACATATTGTGAAACGAAGGATAGACAACGCCATAGCGAGTTTCTTTCTCGCATTGAAGAAGTGAAATTGAGGCGAAGAGAGACTGAGGCTTTAGAGCGTATAGATTCGGCATTGAAGGAGATATAATGGGATGGTCATTGAAAACGCTTCCTGGGCCTGAATGGTATTCATAGTGTAAAATATGAGAATATGAGGTTAATGGAAATGCATACAATTATCGTGGCTGGATTAGTAAGGAGCGGTCTTACAGTAACTATGCAAATGTTAAATGCCGGGGGTTATAAATGCGCTGGAGAATATCCGGCATTTGAACCATATCCAACTGGAGATATCCCCTGGCTGAAATGCGGAGGTAAAGCTGTTAAACTTGTGGATTCTCATTTGCATTTTCCACCATCGGGTGATTATCGAATTATTCGTTTGAACAGAGATTTAACAGAACAGGCAAAGAGCTTTAATAAATTCATGAATGCTTTCGGAATATCAAATCTATCAATTTCAAAATTAATTGATTCTTTCAAGCGGGATTATGAAATTATCGATAAATGGGCGAAACAATATCCTGTTTTATCCTTGAGTTTTGAAGAGATCATTAAGGATTCTAAAAAAGAAGCAAAAAAGATATCTTCCTTTGTTGGTATTTCTATGGATATCAAAAAAATGTCTCAGTGTGTAATTAATAGAGATTCTGATTGTCATGAAGAATTGCTTGAATTGCAAATGAATTGATATTCAGCACATTAATAAAATCTTGCAATAATGAAAAAAAGGATATATGATGTCGGTTAAGGTAAATAAAAATGTTCTCATTGTTATTATAAAATCAATGAACGGCATTATAGAGGCCCTTAAGGGGATAAAAAGACAACTTCAGAAATTATTAGAAGATTAAATTTAGTCTAAACCTCTTGCAAAATGAGGACAAAGGCGAGCGACGGGAAACCGTGCTCGCCTTTTTGCGTTTAAATCGATATGAGGATTGAATATGCTTAACGGCGAATATTTATTAGTGAAAAAGGGCTTTCTTGTTGAATATGCAATGAAGCGATTTAATGCCCGTAAGAATCCCGATTCCGAGGAATACAGGGATTTTTCCGCAAATCGTTTTGAACAGGCCCTGGCGTATGCCCGCAATATCTACAGTTTCGACGGCGTTAATGCAACGATCAGGATTGAAGGACCAATGAGTGTGGATGGTCCCGACATTTGCGATCTTTTTTGCGGTCTCGGTGGTTGCTCTTATATTGATATATTTGATGCCGCTGAAAAAGCTGCGGTCGATGTTAACCCGGACATAGGTGAAGTCATTATAAAGATGAATACGCCAGGTGGAACTGTCAATGGTTGCGATACTGCCTTTCAGGCGTTATGGAAGCTGAGTGAGACTCATCAAATAGTTGTCTGGAATACGGGGCTCATCGCTTCGGCCGGTCAATGGCTGGCATCGGCAGCACATAAAATTATAGCTAAAACGCCTGTGGCTTTTCAGGGTTCCATCGGTGTTGTTCTTAATTTCTTTGATTACTCGGGTATGCTTGAAGATTTTGGCATAGAGGAAATCACTATTACCAATTTCGAAAGCCCCGATAAATGGCCTGATCTAAAAACAGAAAAAGGTAAAGACGTCGTTATTGAAGAACTCAATGCAATTTATGATGTTTTCAGGCGAAGAGTGATACAGGGCCGTGACCGGGCGTTGGGCAGTGGAAAAGTGACGGCCGAAACAATAGACGGTTTGAGGGGTCGTGTTCTTATTGCCGAAAAAGCTATGGAGATAGGTCTAACTGATATCATCGAGGATAGTTCAACGCAGGGCTCCGGGGATGGAGTTAGTACTCTTGATGCAGACGGGCCTGAAGTGCAGGCGAATATCGATAAATACAATTCAATAATTCAAAGGGAGGATGAAGAGAATGAAAATGAAGGTACAGAAAGGGGAAATAATATGGATTTAACGAAATTACTGGAAGATAATCCGAAAGCAAAAGCTCAGTATGTCGATGCAATTGCAACGGCACGGGAAGAGGGCGCTCAATCGCTGAGGGCCGTTGTTGATAAGGCGGTGCCTTTTCTGCAATCGGAAAACTATCCCGTCGCTATCAAAAATCTGGCTGTTGATGTTGTAAAAGGTTCCGTCGATCCTATGGCGCTCACTTCTGCCGTTGCTGCTGTCGATGCAGTGTCCGAAAATAAAGCGTCAGCTGCGGCGGAAAAAGAAACCGGTTCAGCTCCGGAAACACCTCCGGCATCGGCAACGGGATCTGTTGATAAGCGAGGTAAAATTGAAACTCCGGAAGATTATCCTGTAAGCGTGGCGGCATTAAGGCATGCGCAGGGTATACCCGTTGAACAGACAGGAGGTGCGTAATGGGTGTACAAGTAAGTCGGGACAACAGTACAGTTCCATTTATCCGATTCCCATTTCCCGGGGCTATCGATACAGAAGCAATCATCGCCCAGGATGGAGGCCGGGCCATACCGCTTGCGCCGCTAACTGTCATGGCGAAAGTGGCGGCAACTCAAAAATGGGTACCCTTCACTAATGAAGCCGCCCTTGATGGGTCAGCCATTCCACAAGGGGTTTATCTCGGTCCCTCCATTCCGGCTGCTGATATTGTCGCCGGTGATATCGTTGATAATCAAATCCTCACGGGTGCAGCATTTGTGGACCTTAATCAATTGATTATCGAAAACAGCAAAACGCTCGATACAATCATCAATGCAACCGGTGGCGCTGATAACATAAACATTCAAACAGTCAGGGACTACCTGGCGAACCGTGCAATATTCGTCGAAGATACCGTCGATATTTCAGGTTTCGAAAATCCATAAGGAGGTAAATCATGTTTGAAACACCACAAGCCGTCGATACTTATCCACGTGTGATGGTTGATGCTTTTGATGAACGATCTATCATCAGCGTTCCCACAGGATTTCAATCCATTTTCGGGAATCCCGCTTCTGCGGCAAAAACTGTTTTTTCTGCCGATGCGTCCGTCAATGATATCGACATTTTGCGAGGTAATGAAAAACTGGCCGCAACGATTCTGCGTGGAAGTAACGGCAGGGCCCTTAATGGTCAGAAAAACACGAATGATCAGAACTACACTTCTCAATCGAGGGTATATCCATTGATTGAAGAAGAGGGCGACATTACGGCCGATCAGATCAACAAACGTGTTGTCGGTGAAAATCCTTATATGAATCTGAGTAAGGAAATGCGCATGCAGATCCTTTCTACCGGTCATCACCAGGAGCATGTAAGGCGTATTGTGCGTACGTTCGAGTTTCTGGCATCAAAGTCTGTACTTGAAGGTCAAATGCCTGCAAAGATCGGTACAACCAATGTCAATCTCATCTATGATTTCCATAGAGCGGCGGGTAATACGATTCCCGGTGCCGTTGCATGGGATGACGCGAGTCCGTTGATTATGGATGATATTGACGGTGCCTGTCAGCAGGGCAGAGAGCAGGGTCATGTCAATATCGATATGGGTATTATCGGCGGCGGCGCTATAGATGCCATGCTAAACGATACCCTTTTCCAAAGTCAGGCCGACAATCGTCGTATCGAATTGATTGAAATATCGGACAAAAATCCTGTACCGCCGAGATTTAACAGATTCGTCGAATCGGGTTTTGTGGCCAGGGGTAGACTGCGTACGCCAAAGGGTTATGAAGTGTGGCTTTTTACTTATAACGAGGTTTATGAGGACTCAGCAGGAGTACCACAGAAATATATGCCTGACGATAAAATGGTTCTCCTTTCTTCCACGGCCAGATTTGACAGATATTTCGGACCGTCTGAAGTATTGCCCATGACTGCATCGAGGGAAGCGTGGTTTACGGAAACCTTCGGTTTTAATTCTACGGGACTTATACCTCCGAACATTAAGAATGTTTCCGCCGTCGTATCTCCTGCCATGTTTTATTTTGATGGTTATCCGGCGCCGGGCGGAAAGGCCGTAACTATCAGATCGCAGGCAGCTCCCATCTTTGCGACGACTCAAACTGACGCCATTGTCGTTTTGACAGACCTTTTACTTTAGGAGATGAATTATGAGTAATAAAAAGTTTATCTGGGTGGGGCCTGGTGTATTGCGGCCGTCAACTCCCACATTCAAAGGAAAGAAACCACTTATGCCGGGAGAGGAAATTCCCGTTGATTTTGTTCGGGCGGGTCGGATAGATCAGCTCAGTAAAGTAAATAAGATTGTTACTTCTGATGCTTATGCCAAAAGTATGGCTGCTTCCGGTATAAAGCCTGTAGAAAATGCAGCAAGCAAGATCAAGACGCTTGAAGCTGAAAAAAAGGAGCTTCAGAAGGAAAATGAAGCTCTCAGGAAGGAAGTGGAAGAGCTTCAGAAGGAGGGAAAAGCGGTAAATAAGGGAGAGAAGAAATGAGCAATCAAGAGGGCCTCATAGAGCTCCCTAAAAATGTCTCCATTACTGTCGGCGGCAAGACTTTTCGGGGTGAATGCCCCGAAAGGTTTTGTCCGTCTAAACATCGCACAGCAAAACCCGAATCCAAGCCCGAAACCAGGAAGGCAAAAGAGAGCGGTAGTAAAAAGGACTAATGACAGACCTTCGGGCATTGGCAGAGAGTCATCTTGGAATTACTCTTGAAGGGGATTTTTCAAAGGAAGTTATTTTGACGGATCCCGATGGCGATATTCAGACGGTGCGTGGGCAGGTTCTTTACGATAGGACGGCGCAAAATCCTATGACGGGGCAAGATCAAGTGCTCAATGAGCCCGTCGTCACCTTAAGAATCTCTACCTTAACAAGAGTGCCTGAAAAAAGAGAGCGTTGGTTGATACAAATGCCTGTTTCTCCCGTTGTTGGGGCTCCCCTGGGAGATTTTGTTCTTGATGGTGGCAGAGCGGCGGAAGGCGGGGCCTCCATTGGTTATATAAGGCTTTATCCTAAAAAGGCTAAACAATTATGATGCTGTTTCGGCAAGTTAAAAGAAGTATTACTGATAAGGTACTCGGGCCGTCTGAAGATGGAAGGTACCGGACAATCGGTTATCAAAATCAAACGGAAGATGCCGAGAGTTCGCTCGATAATGAACGGTCTGTGCAGGTTTTTTGGTCGGATTTTAACGCCCCTAAAAATGCATCGGCATTGCAGGGGCCTTTTAAGCATAATGTGACGTATAATATTGAACTTTCGGCAGCAAAGGCAACTGAACTTGACCTGGAAGTTTTAAATAGTATGAGCGCAACTCCGGAAGATAAAGCAGAAGCTCTTTATGGTTTCCAGGAGGCGGCCGAATTAGCCGATGAGTCTTTTGATGAGCTTGTTGATATTATCTTCCAGGTCATTATGGATGCCAGAAATATCGATCTCGGCATGCCAAAAGGCGTCGTTGCAAGCCGTTGGCTTTCTCAGGCGAAAAAAGATGATCCCGTTCCGGCGGGGGAATTTGCACTTTTGACAGGATCGATGACTCTTACTTGCTCCTTTTCTGAAGAGGCGGGCGGCGATCCGGGAGTAGAAGGCGCAGCAAGTATAAATACCGTCGTCGATATTGCCGATGATGATGTGGAAAAAACAGGAGTTGAAGTAACAACAACAGAATAAGGAGGGATTATGCCGTTAACAAG